TGATGGACAAAGCACCCTATTCTGTGTGGGTGCGCGATGGTTGGTTGATTGCACCACCTGGCAAAGTCATTCGCTATGACCATTTGGCTTATGACATCGTTGACGCTGCGGCAAAGTTTGACGTTCAAGCAGTTTCATATGACCGATGGCTGATTAAAACATTCGAAAATGCCTTGGATGAGATCGGCGGCGTGTTGCCACTGATTGAACACCCGCAGGGAACGAACCAACGCAAAGACACACCGCTGTGGATGCCGCAATCTGTCAGTCAGTTTGAAGATTTGATCTTGGAAAAGCGCATCAGGATCGAAGTCAATCCCGCGCTTAGATCTGCGGTTGCGTCCGCTTGCTTCTGGACAAGCCCTGCCGGCCTTCGTCGATTTGAAAAGCAACGGGCAACAGGGCGCATCGACATGGCGTTAGCTGCCACAATGGCGATAGGTGCTGCAATGGCTGGTGAAGCAACAAAGCCGCCGTCTTCACCTTGGGATGATCCAACATTTACACTAGGTGCCTAATCTGATATGTTCTCGGAAGCATCCATTATGGATTGGAACAGATGGCACTCTTTGATCGGTTCCGTAAAACGGAAAAACGCAATCTAGAAAACCCAACTGCGCCTGTTTCTGCCAATGATTTCTTGCAAATCATGGGTTGGGGCGACCTTTACGCATCTTCTGGCGTCACTGTAAACGTCGACACGGCGCTTGGCGTTCCTGCGGTGTGGGCTGCTGTCAACTTTATCGCTGGCACAATCGCTGGTTTGCCGCTGCAAGTCTATCAAAAGTCGCCTGATGGAAGCCGCGAAAAGGTCAAATCTGGCCTTTCTACGATGCTGCACGATGCCATAAACAACGATATGAGCAGCTTTGAATGGCGGAAATACTCCTTTGAACAGACGCTAACGGGTGGTCGTGCTGTCACTTACATCGAGCGCAACAACAGCGGCGAGATTGTAAACCTATATCCGCTTGATCCTACCAAAGTGCGGGTCGAGCGACTGATTGATGGGCGCAAAATCTTTCGCGCCAGTTCGCGGGTTTATGAATCCACCGAAATCCTTGATCTGCCATTTATGCTTAAAGCAAACATGACGGATTCGCGTGGGCCAATCTCGCAAAATAAAGATGCCATCGGAATGGCTATCGCTGCCAGCCGCTACGGATCGAAGGCGTTCCAATCTGGTGGCATCCCCCCCGCTGTGCTGCAAGGGCCGTTTGCATCTGGCGCGGCAGCTAATCGCGCATCCGAAGATGTGGCTGCAACCACCTTGAAGCTGGCTAAGGAAGGCCGACCGATTATGGCCCTGCCGTTGGGCCATGAGTTGAAGACCATTGGCCTGTCGCCTGAGAATATGCAGCTTTTGGAATTGCAGCGGTTCAGCATTGAGCAGATCGCCCGCATCTATTCGTTGCCGCCTGTATTCCTGCAAGACCTGACGCACGGCACGTTCAGCAATACGGAACAACAGGATTTGCATTTCGTTAAGCACACTGTCAAACGCTGGGTGGAACAGTTTGAACAGGAAATGAACCTGAAGTTTTTTGGTCGTGGGTCAGATTTCTACGTTGAATTTAACGTGGATGGCTTGCTGCGAGGTGATCTTAAGTCACGCATGGAAGCCTATGCGGTGTCGATCCAGAATGCGATTCGCACACCTGATGAAATCCGTGCAATTGAAAACCTTCCCGCTAAGGGCGCGAATGATCTGCTGATCCAAGGCGCGACTGTTCCGCTTGGTTCGCAGCCGATAGGGAAGCCAAATGCCAGTTCCAACTGACGCAATGGCAGAAGAAGCCCAGCGCGGCCTAGATTGGCGGCGTGAATTTGGGCGTGGCGGCACAGAAGTTGGCATTGCCCGCGCAAGGGATATTTCCAACAAGGTTGATTTGTCGATGGATACTGTGCAGCGCATGGTCAGCTATTTTGCACGGCACGAAGTGGACAAAGAAGCCCAAGGCTTTCGTGTTGGTGAAGATGGATACCCGTCAAATGGTCGCATCGCATGGGCTTTGTGGGGCGGCGATGCTGGGCAGACTTGGGCAGATAAAATTGTCGCGTCTGAAGGTCGTTTTGGATATGAAACCAGACCATATCCAAACGAACACGCTGCGCGTTTGGTTGATCCAAGCGAGTTTGATAAATTCAGCCGTGTGAACGATCAAGGCGGCGATGGCATTGATTTCATTTATGGCATCAAAGGAAATGATCCGCTTGTGATCCAAGCAATTCGCTTTGATGCGTCTAAGTTTACCCCAGAACAGGCCAAGAAGTGGCTGAAAGATAACGACTTTCAGCCTATCTTGTTCGAAGATGCCGTGCCGATGGACGAAGCCAGCCGCAATATGCTACAATCAAAACATCAAACGGGGTCAGAAATGTCTGAAAAAGAAATCCGCCGTGGTGTTCCTGTCGAAATCCGTGAGGGTCAAGACGGCGAAATTCGCGTTGCTGGCTATGCCGCAGTGTTCAATGAAGAAGCAGACATCGGTGGAATGTTCACCGAAGTAATCATGCGCGGTGCATTTACCAATGCCATCGGTCGTGACGATGTGGTTTTCCTGATTAACCATGAGGGTCTGCCATTGGCCCGCACTCGTTCTGGCACTTTGACCTTGGTTGAAGATGAACGTGGCCTGTATATGGAAGCCATGCTTGATAAGACTGACCCTGATGTTCGCAGCATCGTGCCGAAGATGAAACGCGGTGATCTGGACAAAATGTCATTTGCATTTCGGCCTGTGCGTCAGAAGTGGGATGACAACTCAAAGATGCCGAAGCGCATGATCCAAGAGGCGCAGTTGTTTGATGTCAGCATCGTTACAACTCCAGCCTACGATGGCACAGAGATCGCCCTGCGGTCGCTGGAAAAGCACCGCGAAGAACAGGTTAAGTCTCAGGCTGTGCGCCGTATGCGCATGAAAGCCAAAGCCGCTGGTATTGATTTGCGCAATGAGTATCTTTTGCCGGAAATTGAGCAGCCCGAAATCGTTTCTGGCAGCATTAATGCGATCAATATGCAAAACGCTTATGACAACTGGAACCTTGGGCCAGAGGTTCCTTCGTCTGACCCAGCCGCAAACCCCGAATACTGGGCGAAGATGGCTGATGTCTGGAGCATTAACGAGGCTGAAGCCCGCCGCCAAGTGTGCGGAAACTGCGCGTATTTTAACAATACGCCTGAAATGCTGAAGTCGATTGAGGATATTCCGTTGACGCCACTGCAAGACGGCGGTGTTCGCGGGTGGTGCGGAAAGCTAGATTTTATTGCTGCTAGTCTGCGTGCTTGCCAAGCATGGGAACGCAAAGACTTCGTGGCTGACGAATAACGGCGGTCTCCCGCTGTTGGCCCAAAACCCCAGCCCTTGGGCAAGGCACAATGTAGGAGGCCATTATGGCTGATCTTAAAGACCTGCGGGAGCAAATGGCGCGTATCGCCACCGAGGCCCGTTCCAAACTGTCGGAAGCTACCGATAAAACCAACGAAGCCCGCGCTGCCGAAATCGAGCGCGAATTTGACGCCATGATGGTTGAGCATGATCGCCTTGATGGCGTGGCAAAGCGCATGGAAAAAGTGGACGCTGCTGTTCGTGCCTCGCAAGGCATCGACTTTTCTAAGCGCCCTGTCGCAGAGCGCACCTCTGTGGCTGCTGTTGATGATGGCGCGAAGGTTGACTATCGCACCGCTTTCTTTGCCATGATCGCCAACGGCGGCGTTGATGGTTTGGACAACGAGCATCGCGCCGTTTTGCGTAATGCCGAAGTTCGCACACAAACTGCTGGCACAACGACCGCTGGTGGTTACACTGTTCCGACTGAACTTGCTGCGTTCATCGACAAGGCCATGATTGCTTCTGGCCCGATGTATGACTCCAACTTGTTCACTGTGATTAACACCACTGGTGGAAACACGTTCAACATTCCGACTGTAAACGACACGGCTTCTGTCGCTGTTGCACATACAGAAGGGACTCAGCCAACAGACGATAGCGGTTCTGATGTAACTTTTGGTCAGGCTTCGTTGGGCGCATATGCGTTTGACACTGAGTGGGTTCGCTGGTCATACGAACTTGCAAACGATTCCATCTTGAACATGGAATCGTTGCTGGGCGAACTGCTTGGCGAGCGTTTGGGTCGCATTGCGAACTCGAAGTTAACCACTGGTTCGGGTTCGTCTGATGTCGAAGGTGTTGTTACCAACTCGACCGCTGGTAAAACCGCCGCTGCCGTTGCTGCCGTGACTGCGGATGAAATCATCGACCTGATCCACTCCGTTGATCCCGCCTATCGTTCGTCGCCTTCGACCGCCATTATGATGAACGACAGCGTGTTGGCTGCTGTTCGTAAGCTGAAAGATGGTCAAGGCAACTACCTTTGGCAGATGGGCAACTATCAGGCCGCTGTTCCGCAAAACATCTTGGGCTATAACGTGGTTGTAAACCAAGCGATGGCTTCGCAAGCAGCTACCAACAAGATCATGTTGTTCGGCGATATGTCCAAGTTCTATGTGCGTAAAGTTGGCGCACCCACCTTGTTTGTGGCCCGTGAGCGTTTTGCTCCCGACTACGGCATCTTGGGCTACATCCGCTTTGATGGCGTGTTGGCTAACACCGCCGCTATCAAGCACTTGAAGAACGCTGCATCCTAATAAACCAAATGGGCAGGGCTTCGGTCCTGCCCACCATCACCATAGGGGGCCATCATGGCTAAAGTTCGTTTGCTCACTTCGATGGCTGGTGCTGATTTTGTGCATGATCAGGGCGCTATCATTGATGTCACTGATGCCGAAGCTGTTCGTTACGTCGAAGCTGGCATTGCTGAAAATGTTGAATCGGCTCCGATTGAACGCGCCGTCAAAAAGGTTGCGGTCGAAAAAGCCGTGAAGGAATAACAGATGTTGTCGCCGCAGTTTTCACTCGTTCGCGTTACCGCACCCGCCACAGCACCGATTTCGCTGGCGGAAGCGAAGGCACAGATGAAGGTTGAAAGCAGCGACGATGACACAATCATTCAGCGTTTAATTGACGCTGCGGTGAATTTTGTTGACGCGCAAGGTGCGCTGGGCAAGGGCATGATTACGCAGACTTGGGGCCAATGGCTGTCGCCAAATCCAAGCACTATCTATCTGTCACTTGGCCCTGTGCAATCTGTGTCTGCAATCAAATATTACGATGTTGATGGCACGTTGCAGACGGCGACTTTGGCTGATTTCAACGTCTTTGGAACGCCAAACCGCATCAGTGTTTTGCCTAAATCTGGCAAGGCATGGCCCGTCACACAAATGCGGGATGATGCCATCAAGATTGAATACGTCATCGGCTATGGGTCAACATCTGCCAGCGTTCCTGAGACTGTGCGCCATGCGCTGATGATGCTGGTGGCGCATTGGTATGATATGCGCGAAACATCGACCGAAAAGCAGATGTATGACTTGCCGTTTGGCTTCACCGACATGATCGGAACAGAACGGAATTCGTTCTATGGCTAGGGCTGGCGCATTCAGTGAACGTGCTACCTTCCAGCGCCTAGATCAGAGCGCCATTGACGCTTATGGCAACGTCTACACTGGTTGGTCACAGGTCGGTGTGCGCTGGGCTGACCTTCGTGAGCGCACGGGCCGTGAGGCCATTCAAGGCGGCGCACTGAATGATGTGGCTATGGCTACCATGCGATGCCGTGCCGACAGCTTCACAGACACTGTGACGGCGGCTGATCGTGTGATCATCCGTGGCTACACTTGGGCCGTCAAAAACGTGACCCATATTGATGCTAAAGATGTTGTGGTTGAGTTTCTGCTTGAACGCGGGGTAGCAACATGAAGGTGGATGCTGAAAAACTCATCAAGCAACTTGCGTCAATGCCCAAGGCTGTTGAGCGCAATTTGGTTAAGTCTATTCGACTGAATACTGAACAAGCCGCAAACATGGCGCGGCGTTTGGTTCCTACCAAATCTGGCGAACTGCGCGGGTGGATTCATACGCTTTACGAAGCCGATGGCTTAACTGCATCGGTGGAAGCTGCACCGCCAACAAAAGAAGCGCAGACCAAAGCAAACGCTGTCGAATTTGGGCGTCAAAAAGGCAATCGCGGCACAACGGCGGCGCAACCTTACATTCGCTTGGCGCAAAAATTGCAGGGCAAGAAGTTTGGCAAAAGCATTAAGTCTGCTGTTAATCGCGGAATGAAGGAAGCAACCAATGGCTGATGGCTTTGCGCTTGCTCTCCAAAAAGGCTTACGGGCTAGGCTTGTGGCTAACGCTGGCGTGACTGCGATTGTTTCCACCCGCGTCTATGACGAACCGCCGCAAGCCGTGACATTTCCGTATCTGCGGTTTGACCAGATCACGGCAAACGCTTTCGACACAGACAGCACACTTGGATCGGTTGTGGACATCACGATTGAAGCCAACAGCCGTTCCGCATCGGGCCGTGTTGAGGCTGTGCAGATGGTTGAGGCTGTTCGTGCTGCCCTACATCGGCAAGAGGCCAACGTAACAGTCACGGGCTTTACGCTGGTAGAATTGATTTTCCAGACGTATTCGGTTACAAGAGACACTGATGGTCGTGGTTATACGGCTGTAATCGCACTTCAAGCATTGCTTGAATAAGCCTAGCAACGGGCCTTGGGCAAGCCCTATACATGGAGGCCATCATGGCTAAACAACTTGGACGCGCCCTGCTTGTCAAAATCGGCGATGGCGCTGCAACTGAAGCGTTTGCGAACCTTTGCGGGCTTAACAGCAAGGCAATCACACTGAACAACTCGTTGATTGATGTGACTACGCCTGATTGCACCACCCCTTCTGGTGCGTTGTGGACGGAAAGCCTGAACGGCGTAAAAAATGTGACCATCTCTGGTGACGGCTATTTTGAAGATAGCGTTACCGAATTGCGGATGAACACTGCCGCAATGGCGGCTGATCCTAAAGCCAACTTCACTGTGACTATTCCTGCATTCGGAACGTATGCTGGCACATTCTACATCGGGTCGCTGGAATTTGGCGGCGAAACTGAAGGCGGCGTAACCTATTCACTGTCGCTGACAAGCAGTGGCGCTGTTACGTTTACGGCTGTTTAATGAGTATAACGGCTGAAGCGCCGCGTGGGGGTGTTGCCGAATATATCGGCGACACCTCTTATGTTTTCTTGCTACGCAATCGTGAGATTGAGCGGTTTGAAGACAAGCATCGCGGCATATTTGATGTGTGGGATGGCCTGTTTGGTCGTGGCACAAAGCTGAACAGCAAAGAAACCCGTGACCTTTTGGCGCTGGCCTTGGTCGGTGGTGGGATGAAAGACGCAGAAGCCGACAAGGTTATTGCGGCGGCAACTCCCGCTGATTTGTTGCGACTGTATCAGATCGCCCAAGCGGTGGTTGGCGTGGCCTTTATGCCTGATGCAATGGATGAAGCATCAAAAAAAAAGACCACGGCGGAGCAAAACCTAGCCGATTAAATGTTCGCGGCATGTTAAAAAACGGAATTGTCATTGGGTTACGTCCTGAAGAAATCCGTGATATGATCCCGCTGGATGCGTGGCTTGTGTTCCAAGGTTGGCATGATGCCCACGCACCTAAAAAAGCTGGATCGACCGCAATGACGGCTGAACAGTATCGCGCACTTGTGGAGCAAGTTGATGGCAATTAGTGCAGAACAGCTAAACATCATCCTGACCGCCAAGGATAAAGCGTTTGCCTCCGCGATGGATAAGAACGCCAAGCGGATTGCCAGCTTTGCCAAGACTGCAAACAAAGACCTAAGCGTTGTCAGCATGGGCTTTGATAAGCTGGGCGGTGCTGCGGCTGCATTTCTAAGCGTTGCTGCAATTCAACAGCTTGGCGTGGCTGTTCGGGATGCCGCAAATAAACTTGGCGACCTGAAAGATGCGTCTGAAGTGATCGGCATAACCACAGATGCTTTGCAAGAATTGCAATATGCGGCACAACTCAGCGGTGTTTCGGCTGATGTGCTTCAAGGGTCTTTGCAAAAGTTAACCAAGAACCTTGGCGATGCCGCGATGGGTGGCACATCTGCCAAAAAATCGCTGGACGAACTTGGCCTGTCTGGCTCTGAGTTGTCGACGATACCGCTAGACCAAGCATTGGCTAAGATTGCCGACAAACTGTCAGCGGTTGAAAATCCAGCACAACGCGCCACACTTGCCACTGATCTGTTCGGCAAAAGCGGTTTGGCAATGGTCAATATGCTGGCTGATGGTTCGGCTGGTTTGGAAGCAATGGCTGCTGAGGCGCAAAGCCTTGGGGTCGTTATTAACCGCGATGTTATCTATAATGCCGCAGAGGCCGCTGACAAACTTGATGCAATGTCGATGGTCGTTAGTGCGAACCTGACATCTGCGCTTGTGAACTTGATGCCGTTTATCATTTCTGCAGCGCAGGGCATTGCCAGCCTTGCAGACGCTGTAAATGAATTTCTGTTTGCTGGCACACAGCGCCAAGTCACATCAAATAATGCGCTGGCTTATGCGGCTACGGCTACTGGCGAAGTTCGTGATGCTTATCTGGCATATGGAGCAGCCGTCAATAAAGTAAATTCTTTGAATACGGATGCTCCAATTTTTGACGCAAGATTAGGGCAAGATAGGGCAGATGCTTTAAGAGTTGCAGAACTTGAAGTTGAAGTTAACAGGGCTTTGGTTGTTGCCGCTGTTGATAGAGAGGCCGCAGAGAAAAAACTGGATGCAACCTATAGTGCATCCGTTCAATCTGTGTCTGACAAAAACTCAGAATTGCAAACTGAAATTGCTTTGCTTGGCCTAAGCAAAGAAGAACAGATCAAAAAGAACGCGGCGGTTGAAAAGGCTGCATTGGTTGAAACGCTGATGACGCAAGCGATGGCTGCAAATGGCAAAGTTTCGGAAACACAACGCCTAAGCATTCTGGATCTTGCAACACAGCAAGAGCAGCTAACCATTGCAAATGAGATGGGCAAGATCGCCCAAACTGGCGCAAATAAAGGAATGAGCGATGCCGCCATCATTGCACTCAAGACAAAAGACGCGCTGGCAGTTTATCAAGCACAGGTGCAAAACCTTGGCCTGACCATGAGCGAATTTGAAACCATTTCAGGCACGATCCAATCGTCTATGGAAGGTGCATTTATGGGCATCGTGGATGGAACCACAAGTGCCAAGGATGCTTTCAAAAGCATGGCGGCTGACATCATCAAAGAATTGTATCGAGTTCTGGTCGTGCAGCGGATGGTTGGGCAGTTGGCAACTGCGGGAAAAGCTGGCTCTGGCATCCTTGGTTTTATCGGCGGTGCGCTTGGCATCACTGGCAGCGCCGCTGGCGGGCCGCTACAGGCTGGTCAGCCTTCTGTGGTGGGCGAACATGGGCGCGAACTGTTTGTGCCATCCAGCGCTGGCCGTGTGCTGTCTGTGCCGCAATCCAAGGCCGCTGTCGGCGGTGGCGGCAGCGTTACAGTAATGCAGACCATCAATGTCGGCACTGGTGTTCAGCAAACTGTTCGCGCAGAGATTAAATCGTTAATGCCGCAGATCGCCGACAGCGCCAAGGCTGCTGTTCTGGATGCTCGCAGACGCGGTGGAAGCTATGGGAGTGCATTCTGATGACGATTTCCTACCCATTGTCTTTGCCAGTTGCGACAAAGGCCATCCAGTCTATCGAAATCAGGGCAATCAACGCGGTTGCCTATAGCAGATCGCCGTTCACCTTTGCGGGTCAGGCTTTCGCCTATTCTGGTCAGATGTGGACAGCCGATGTCACCTTAAAGCCAATGAAACGGGCCGATGCTGAACAGTGGAACGCGTGGCTACTCAGTCTGCGTGGGCAGCTTGGCACTTTCCTAATGGGTGATCCGATGGGCGCAACTGCTAGAGGCGATGCAACAGGCACACCGCTCGTTAACGGCGCAAGCCAAACTGGTGGATCGCTTGTAATCGACGGCGCGACAAGCAGCACAACGGGCTGGCTGAAGGCTGGTGACTATATTCAACTGGGCAGCGGAGTGACCGCACGGCTTCATAAGGTGCTGACAGACGCTAACAGCAGCGCGGGCGGGGCTGTCACGCTAGACATCTGGCCCCACATCCGTGTTGCACCAGCAGACAATGCCGCTGTCACTGTGAGCGATGCCAAAGGGCTATTCAGGTTATCTAGCAACGATCAAGGCTTTTCAATCAATGAATCGGCTATATACGGCATGACATTCGCTGCGATGGAGGCTGTCTGATGGCACGTTCAATTCCAAATTCAATCCTTACGGCACTAAGCCAACCTGACGTAAGCCCGTTTTATGCAGTTGAAATGATGTTTGACACCGCACCGCTGCGGCTTTGGACTGGCTACGGTGATAGGCTAATCGGGATCAACACATACCTCGGCGTTGGCACCCTTATGATCATTAGCGGTCTTGATGAAGCTGGCGACTTGTCAGCAAAATCTGCATCCATAACGATGAGTGGCATTGATAACGCCATTGTTTCATTGGCATTAGCAGAGCCATACCAGCGCCGAATTTGTCGCATTTACTTTGGCGTAACAGGATCAGCAGACATTGTTGAGGTTTTCTCTGGTTATATGAACGTAATGACCATTGAAGACAGTGGCGAAACATCTGTTATTTCTTTGGCTATTGAAAGCAAACTCGTTGAACTGAACAGGGCGCGGGTTCGTCGCTATACCCACGAAAGCCATCAATCTCGTTACGCTGGGGATACGTTCTTTAGCTATGTTGCAGACCTTCAGGACAAGTCTATTGTGTGGGGCCGCAAGGAAGCATGAAAGAACTTCATGCCTTTTTGCGTGAGGTTGCCGATAGGCCATTTGAATGGGGCATTTGGGACTGCCTTATCTTTACGAACGAAGCATTTCGTAGGATGCACGGTCAGGGCTGGGCCGACGATCTGTTGAACCGATACATGGACGGCGGGAAGCCCATGACACGGGTGCAGATCAGACAAGAATATGGCTATGAAAGTCTGGACGATATGCTGAAAGATCGTCTAGAAAGGTCGTATGATGTGCCACCACGGGGTGCGCTTGTGACATCAAGCCAGACGTTCTTAAATGCTGGATATTTAGGATCAGGCTTTGGAATATCCGTAGGGTCAAGCGCGGCGTTCCTTTCCGGCGCGGGTGTGGTATATTACCCCATCGAATACATCGACAGCGCGTGGGTTAGACAATGACACCTCTAAAAAAGCTGCTTACTGGCTCAACTGGTCTGTCGATGTGGAACGTGGCCCCGCGTATGCCACAGGTTGTTGGGGCAGCTATCCTTGGCGCGGTTGGCATCACTGTGGGCGCAGGGATCGGCGGTGCAATCCTAGCTTATGGTGTCGGCTATATCGCCACCACACTGGTGACCTCGTGGGCTGTGAAAGCATTGTCGCCCAAGCCACCGAGTATGTCAGGAATGACAGGCACGTTGGTAAACTCACGCGAAGCAGCAGCGCCGCAAGATTACGTTTATGGAACGATCCGCAAAGGCGGAACGATTACATATTTAGAATCAACGGGGAGTGAGAACAAATATCTTCACATGATCCTAACGCTGGCTGGGCATGAAGTAGCGTCCATCGGCAGCATATATATTGATGATGACATCGTTACGCTTAACGGCAGCGGATTTGTTACGAGCCAAAACTGGAACAGCAAAATCCGCATTGTCAAATATACAGGAAGCCAAACCACCGCTCCAGCATTGCTTTTGGCTGAGAGCAATCAGATCAACGGCACGTTTGTCGGGAATGGCCTAGCCTATTTATACATCAGGTTGCAATACGATCAGGACGTTTTCCCAAACGGCATTCCTTTGTTCACTGCTATCGTCAACGGCAAGAAAGTTTACGATCCACGCAGCGCACAAACTTTGCATTCAGCCAATGCTGCTTTGTGCATCCGCGATTATCTCATGGCAGATTATGGCTTGGGGGATGTTGGCGTTGATGAAACTATGTTTGCGACTGCTGCCAACGTATCTGATGAAAATGTTCCACTAGCCGTTGGCGGTGATGAAAAACGCTATACGATGAACGGCGTTATTCGAGCAGATCAAACCCCAGGTTCTGTTCTGCAAGACATGATGACATCTTGCGCTGGAATGTTGTTTTGGGGCCAAGGAAGCTGGCAGCTAAAGCCAGCGTATTACACCAACCCAGTTAAAACATTTACGCTTGATGATCTACGCAGTTCCATCCAGTTGCAAACGCGACAATCGATGTCTGATGTATTTAACGTGGTGCGCGGAACTTTTGTAGATAAGGCCCAAGGATACATCGTTGTCGATTATCCTGAAATAACAAGCGCCGCTTATCTGATTG